AAGTTTCTTGGTCATATTTTTGACGCAATCAGCTATCCGGCCGAGTATTACTGGCCAGTATCTTTGGAATATCCGGCTGATGCGAAAGAAGAAGAGGCGGGTCAGTTCACAATGAAAACTATTATTGAAAAACAACTTGAAAGGAAAAGCAAATGGTAAAACATTATTATCAAGGCATCAATGGCGGATTGTCTTTTGTTCTAGCTGGCGAATTGCCTGATTTGAAAGAGAAAGTAGCCGCCGAGCTTTCCGGAGATAAGGAAGGCGCGAAGAAAAAGATTTTGGAGCAATTAGAAACGGCTAAAAAAGAACTTGCTCATTTGGAAAGCGTTTCTCCTGCGAACAAGGCCGACGAACTTGAAGTCGCCTGCAAAATTGCGAACTATCGCCGCGGTATTTATGCTGGGGAGGAAGAGTTGAAAAGAATTGATGAACTCGGTTCAAAAAATCTTGTGTTTTTTGAGCTGACCCCTGTTGAGCTTGGAGATTAGTGGAGCATGGATTTTCAATACTGGAAAGACCAGATATGTGAGGCAAAGACAGCTCTTAAATCCTTTTTTTCAAAAGCAAAGGATTGTGAAGAGCAGTATTACTCAACAGAAAAAAACTATAATATCCTTTATCCGAATGCAGAAGTTCTCGTTGCAAATCTGTGTAATAACAGCCCGAAACCAGACATACAGCGCCGTTTTTTGAAACGCGTTGAGCAGGACCGAGCGCGGAGCAACCTTTATGCGGAAGTCGCAAAAGTTGTTAGCGGTTCAGTTGAGTTTGCCGCGGATATTTCGTGCGTTGACGATGTCATAATTGCAAATACACGCGATGCCGTTGTTTGTGGTCGTGGCGTTTCATGGATTGAATACGAACCGGTAATTGCAAAAGAAGAATATCAGTCTGACGATGGAAGCATACAGGAAAGGGAGTTTATCAAAGAACGAAAAATCGTTGTTGATTATTTGAAGCCCGAGGAGTTTTTGCATTCAACTGCCGACAAAAAGGCGGATAGATGGTGGGTGGCGCGGCGGCACCTGTTGACAAAAAAGGACATCAAGCAAAGGTTCGGATATTCTCCTGCCGACGCGGAGCTTCAATTTGAAACAAAGGACGAAACGCAGGAAAAAAGAGGCGAAGTTTGGGAGATTTGGGATAAAAACAAAAAAGAGCGCGGTTTTATTCTGTTGTCTGATGATAGAAAAAAGTTTCTGGAAGTCCAACCCGACCCCTATCATCTTGAAGAGTTCTTCCCATGTTCGGACATCTGCTTTATTTCCGGTAAAAATGGCATCCCAATTCCAGAATACTGTATTTATCGGAAAAGAGCCGACCTATTGGAAGTTATAGCGAAGAAGACTGCCGAGATTGAGGACGAAGTTAAATATGTGACCATCATTGGCAGTCAAGACAAAGATGCAACCGCGAACTTGGCGCATTCAAAGAATGGGGACATTCTGAATCTGCCGACAAATGATGTAAATGGAAGCGTATCTGGCGCTATTACGACGCTTCCCGTTGATAAGGCTATCGGCCTGCTCGAACATCTTTCAATCCAAAAAGAGCGGATTAAGGCCGACATATACGATATAACAGGCATAAGTGATATTATCCGCGGCGTGACGGATGCGCGGGAAACAGCGGCAGCTCAGGTAATTAAAGGTGTTTTTGGAAGTCTTCGGTTTCAATCGCGGCAGAAGCAGGTTCATGAGCTTCGGAAACGCATTTATAAAATAATATCCGAGATTATATGCGAGCATTATGACGCAGAAACTTTATCAGAAATCACTTGCACATATCTCCCTACGGCCGGCGAAAAAGCAAGCGCTGAATATACATTAGAGCAAATTAGGAATCAAGGGATAGAAATCCCGCAGGACAAAATAAATGAAATGAATGAAATGATTTCCCAGCCGACTTGGGACGATGTGATGAATGTTTTGAGAAGTGATAAGCTACGGAATTATACAGTTGATGTTGAAACGACCTCAACCGTCTTTGATGACAAGGAGCAGCAGACCGCGGCAATTAACGCCTTAACGACTGCGTATGTCGCCCTAATCAATCAAGCTAACACATTGGCAAGCCCGGAATTAGTAAAGGGATTCATACCCATCATGCTAATGAATCTAAACAATATCAAAGTAAGCTCGGCCGTTTCAAAGCAGCTTGTTGAGGCATTAGAGGGTGCATTTAGGGATATGGATTCAAAGAGCAAGCAACAGCCGGCACCAGACCCCGCAATTATCATTGCGCAACAAGAGGCGCAGCTTGAAGGACAGAAGATTCAGGCAGATGTTCAAAAAGCTTTAATCAATAAAGATACTGACTTGAAAAGGTTAGAAGTTGAAGCGAAGCGGATAGATGCCGAGATAAGCAAGATGCAGGCGGAAATCCTCATAAAGCAGGAAGAGCTGCGAATAAAGCAGCAAGAAGCCGACAGGAAAGAGTCCGAATTGCAGATGCAATATGATTTGAAAGTAAGAGAGATTCAGGAGGGTGTGGACATCAACGCGAATATATCGGGTGATGTCGCCTCTATTGAGTAGGTGTATGGCCAACCACCGTAAGCGAGCCAAGCAAGAAAGGAAATAATATGATTGACACTCCACAAGAGCAAGTCTTGGGGGATGCACAAGACGTGCCTGAACCCGTTGAACCAACAACCGCCATAGAAGAGGGCGAAGGAACATCTGATGGGGCAGCTCCTCAGCAAGATGAAATCCAGGTGCCTGAAAACTGGGAGCCGGAAGTTAGAGAGTTCATAAACAGTATTCAAGACCAAGCTGGTAAGAAGGCGGTTTTTGAAAAGATAAGCAATTACGATAAAGGGTATCAGAAAAAGTATCAAGATTTGGCAGGTCAGCGGAAAGAGTTTGAAGCTAACAAGTCATTTCTTGAAAACTATCAGAACTTTGAGAAAAACCTAGAAGCCCGCGACGAGATTTTAGCGCAATACGGCAGTGTTCCTGCCTATATGCAAGCTCTTCACCGGATGGATATGTTGGCCACAAAAGACCCGAAATCATTTTTGATTAACTTTTGCAACAATTTGGGTGTCACGGCGGAAACGCTGCAAGAATACCTGAACAGCCCAGAAAGCAAAAACCACCGCGAAGCCAGAAGTCAAGAAGACTTAAAGTCTCAGATTATGCAAGAGTTTGAGGAAAAGCAAAAAGAAGCTGAGTTTGTCAAGGAAGTTATAGCATTCAGGGACGCAAAGGATGAGGGAGGCAACTTGTTGCATCCGCATCTTGAAGAATTGGCCAACGTCATGGAGGCTCTGAAAAGCGTAAATGGCAATTCGTCTTTGGAAGAATTGTATCAGATGGCGTTATACACGCGCCCTGATTTACGCGAGGAAGCCATCAAGAAAGAGGCACAGCGAATCGCTAATGCAAATGATGTCCAAAGGGCAAAATCGGTTATTGGCGTAAAGGCTCAGATTCCTGCGGTTGGAGCAAAAGAAAGCAAGGGTTGGAAAGATGTTCTTTCCGATTCCCTTAATGAGTAATTCTAACCCAAAGAAAGGAAAACAAAATGGGAGCAGAATCATTACAAAACATTGTCACAACGACCCTTAATGCTTGGTCAAAGGATGTATTCAACAACGTAACAAACCATAACGCGCTGTTGTATTTCTTCAAAACATTCGGAAAACTTGGCTTAACGGGAAAGGGTGGCGTTAAGACGGGTTCCATTGAAACCCGAAACGGCGGGAAGCAAATTGATGAAGATGTGTCAATTAAAGAAAATACCAACGTCGGATTCGTTGCTTATAATGAAAATGTCGGGACGGATGTCGTTGATGTCCTGAACACTGCAACATTTGATTGGAAATACTGCTACGGAAACGCCGTATTGTGGGATGCCCAAATCAAAATGAATGCGGACAGCCAGTATCGGAAACATAAGCTGGTTGAAAACATCATTCTGAACACCGAGCAAACGATGATAAACGCTGTCGGAAAAGGAATCTGGAACACTTCTGATGCGGATTCTTTGGATGGAATCCCGACGTTAATCACAGACAACGGTCTTGGAACAATCGGCGGAATTAACGCAACGGATTACGCCAATTGGAGAAACAAAGTTCGGACGCTTGGTACGACCCACACGGCGGCTGAGTTGCTGACTGCGATGGCGAAACTTTATCGCGATTGCACGCGTGGCGTTTCAATGCCGGACTTAATCGTCACGGGCCCCGATTTGTATAGCGAGTTTGAAGCGGCCTTAACGCCGAATCAGCGCTTTACAGACGCGAAGATGGCAGACGCTGGCTTCATATACTTGAAGTTTCACGGCGCGACCGTCATCCATGACGAGAATTGTCCTGCTGGGCGCATGTATTTCTTGAATACGCGCGCGCTGGCGTTCAACTTCCATAGGGATGCCATGTTCACCGTTGGCGATATGGAGAAGAAATACGGTCAACAGCAGTATTGCTGGCCCGTAACGGCCATGTGCAACTTCTCTGTGCGCAGCCGCAGGGACTTGGGCGTGTTGGTTGTTGGCGATGACGAATCTTCGTCTTCGTAGTCTACTGGGGGGGAGTAAAATCCCCCCCCTTTTCATAGGTGGAAAGAATGGAATTGTTAGAAATTAGCAAGCAGATTTGCTATAGGACAGGCGATAATGTCCTTCGGTCTGTCTTTTCAAACGAGGATAACGCATCCGAACTGCTTGGGTATATTTCACAGGCGGCAAGCGAGATAGCCGGACAACATAACTGGTCGGGATTAAAGAAGAACGAAACAATATTGACCTCAGGCGGAAGAAATGAATACGACTTGCCGGATGATTTTGATAGCATTCTGACATTCCATATTTATAACATTACAAAAAATCTTTTCATCCCTTTTTCAAGCGATGACAATGAAATGGCGCGCATTGCCGGACGGGATACATCTCAAAACTCATTGATGTTTCGGATTATGGGTGGAAAAGTAGTGTTCACATACCCGATTGACGACGGGCAAGAGCTAAAATATGTTTATAAGTCAAAGAACTTTGTAAAGGATACGGAAGATTTATCTTATCGCGACCATTTCGCAAAAGACACGGATAAGTTCGTATTGGATGATGAACTTCTAATCCTTAAATCAATGAGCCTCAGGGCTGTAAATCTTGGATTATCCGAGGCACAACAAAGAGAAGCAGCTTATCTGTCCAGGCTTGAAAAGAAGATGGCAAATGATGGCGGGTTATATCGCGGCAACATATTTGAGACGCAGGATTTCAATAAAACAACACCGATTGATTGGGGAGTTTACGGGAAATGATAACCAATCTTCCGACATCAGCAGGCGGACTTAATATCAGCGACCCGCTTGACAATATGGAACCGGCCTACTGCATTCAGATGGATAATGTTATAGCCGAAGAAAATGGCGACAAGGTTCGCAGCGGATTTATAAAGGTTCATGAAGCGGGGTGCAACACGCTTATTCCTCACGCTGTATATGGAGAAGAGGCCTTTATTGCGTGTAAGGACGATGGGATAACGATTTATGATGTTGATTTTAATGTTGTTGGCGCGGAAAAGACTGGTTTTGCAAATGATGACTGGGTTCACGCGCCATTTACAGACGGCGCCGGCGCAGTTCATACATTCTTGGCCAACGGCGTTAATATCCCACAGGAATACACGCATACTGATGGATTACAGGATAGCTCCTTTGCGATACCTGATGGCGTTATGTTAGATAGCCCGCTATCATATAAAAACAGGCTTTATTTTGTTGGCGGCGCTTGGGATATTTACTATGGAGGTGTTCAAAGCATATCAGGAGCATTAACAAAGTTCAGCATGGGGAGCTTCTTCAAAAAAGGCGGAAAGATACTCTCTATCACAAATTGGACGCAAGATGCGGGGAGCGGCGTTGACGACCTGTTTGTGATAATCTCAACAGAAGGCGAGGTTATGATTTATCGGGGCAGCAATCCTGACGCGGACGATTGGAAGTCGCTCGGCGTTTTCACGATACCGCGCCCAATAACGAAGCGTTGTTGTGAAATGGTCGGAGCGGATGTAGCAGTTATAACAGAAAGCGGATACTATCCCTTGTCGCGGGTATTAAGCGACCAACGAGCGAACAGAACGGCAATCAGCAGCAAATTGAATGGAATAACGAATGGGCGCGATTATACGAAGCGCTGGGATATAAAATACTTTACAAAAAAAGGATGGCTTATAGTCAATGCCCCATCTACAATCGGAAGATATGCCTATGAGCAGCACGTTTTGAACACAAAAACGAATGCTTGGTGCAGGTTTGTTGGTATGGACGGCGTGGGCTGGTGCATACTATTTGATAGGATTTTCTTTTGCAATGGGAATGGAATCTTTGAAGCGAACAGGGGAACAACGGATGACGGAGGCTATATAACATATCAGATACAGAAAGCATATAACACTTTCGGAACTCCACTGAAAAAGCAGTTAATGCGCGTTATTCCAAGGTTTTATTCTCTAAAAAATGAGCATTTTTACAAACGCATCAACGTTGATTTCAAAGAAGGGAATCGTAGTGTTCTTCCTGAAATTACTGGATTTGGATATTCGTCCTACTGGGATGAAGCTATATGGGATGAGAGCTATTGGTCTGACGAATATGCGGCTTTTAATTTAAGGGGGGCGGTTAGTTCTAGGGCTGGAAGCTATTTGAGTATTGGCTTTTATGGCAGGACAAAAAATGAACTGACTTTTTT